TTTTGTCATTAGCTTTAAATCTTAATAATTGATTGTATTGAGAAGAGTTAATAGCTCCACTTTGTTTTAAATCATAAAGATCATCAAGTGATGGATTTTTAGCTATATTCTCATCTGTACTATTTAATCTAGCATCATTGATTGCAAGTAAAGCAGTAGTAAATGTTTCTATTTTAAATTGCTTATCTTTCTTTTCTTTAAAGATTATATCTTCTTGTGATTTAATCGCTCTTGATAAAGTTCCATTTCTAATTTTTTCAATAACAGCTTTTTGACTTTTAAGAGGTAAACTCTCTAAGATTTCTTTTCTTTGTTTATTATTAAATAAGTTTACTTGTCCAGTATTACCGCCTTGAATATAGGCTAATTCTAATATTTCTAAGTCCTTTTCTTGTTTTAATTTTTCTAAACCTTCAGCTCCATAATACTCAAGATTTAAAGGATCTGTCCAAAAGCTTTGATAATCTCTTTGAGCTATAATACCGTCTTTACCACCAGCTACTTGATCTTTAACCATCTTGTCTAAAGTTTGAGTTTTTCTAGCTTTAGTAATTGATTGATGATTTTCTGTAACTTTACCTAATAAATCTAAAGCATACTTGCTTCTGAATTTATTTACATAATTTCTAACTTCTTTCTTAACTCTTTTATTAGATCCAAGATCTTTAAAGTTTTCATAATTAAGATCTTCTTGAAAGCCATTTAAAGCAAGTTCTAAATTACTTCCTTTTTTATGTTTGTTGTAACTTTTAATTAAATCTATCGATAAACTTTCTGTAATACTTTGAGCTTCGTTAAGGTCCTCTTCTTTTTTTTGTGCAGCATAAAGTGTAACTACACCATCTGAGAATGCTTTAAATCCAGCAGCTTCTTGATTAGCAATAGATAAAGGTAATGCTAACGCTGATGTTCTTGGTACATTACCAGTATTAACTTGTCCTTTAACTTGATCAATTTTTAAAATAGCCATTATTAAGCTCCTGGTGTATATCCTAATTTATTAGCATCACTTAATAGAGATCCAACAGCAGCAAACTTTTGCGCTCTTGCAGTCATACGACCAGCGTATTCTTGACCAGCTGCTTTTGCATCTAACATTAAAGATTGATTTAATTGATCGTTAGCATCCATCTCAGAATTGTAATCAGCGATCACAACATTGAATGCTTGATTAACATTATTCTCTAACATTACATCATAAGGAGTTGTGCCAGCTCTAAACTCTGCGCCACTTCTTAATATACTTACAAATAAATTATCTTTTGCTTTTTCCTGATTTTTTAAAAGTAATGGTTTAGTTACTTTGTTATAAAATTTTTTATTTACTTCTGCTTTTGCTTTAATAAAATCACTTTCCATTCTAGTGACTTTAGCATTGTACGATCCAATTCTTTTTGCAGTTTGTGCTGCTGCTATGTTACCTAATGCGCTCATAGTATTTTGCCATTCTCCAATAATTAGTTTGATCTAATCCATAAAATTTCATTAGACCTTCTTTTTCTAAACCAAGCCATTCAGCAAATCTAACACCAGTTAGAAACTCCTCTTTGACTGCAGTTTGTAATCTTATAATTTTGTTATTGATGCAAAGATAATCCAATCTCTTTTTGATTATCGATGCTGCTTTAATTTTGTAATCGTAAATATGTTTTGATGATAATACCCAACCTTCAGCAACACCTTCCCACATTGGAACTATGCCACCTGATACAATCGGTGTTTGATCTAAAAATAGAGTAAATGATAAACCAGGAATTGCCATATCTAGTCTATTATTCGTATAACTAGCGTCAATTTCCATGAGCTTATCATTCATACCAAACTCAATAATTTCATCTCCATGTTCCATTTCATAAGGAACAACAGTAAATTTAGCCATCGTTTGTAACGAGCGTTGGATATATAGCAAGAATACTAGCTGGTAGTGGTTGATCTTGCTTTATGAATATATGTCCATCACTATTATAATCATCATTAAATTCTATTTCTTTGTCGCCTTCTATAAGAGTATCTACTGGTGCAGATAAATTACTTGATGTTGTTCTAAAAGGTATTGTTTCTAAGTTAGATAAACTTGGACCAACCTTAACACCAACAGTTTCAAATAATCTTAAAACTACTTTTGAAATTCTTTTTATTTTACCTTGAGATGTACCTTCTAAAGATCCACCTTCTATTCTCATAGTTTGTAAAACACTATCGTAAGATAAACCAACACATGCTTTAGTAACTGATCTATCCAATGTAATCGCACCTGAGCTTACAGTTTTATTTGCATGTACAGATCCATCAGCTAGGATAGATACTGTTTGACCTTCAAGATGACTTAATCCAGATAATGTAGTTGTTGCAGATCCTGAATAACTCAGATGACTATCTAAAAATTTAAAATCTGTTGCTGCTGTTTCGTCAAAATCAAAATCAGAAAAACATTCTACGTATCTAACAGTTGCACCATTAATTGTTCTTTTAACAATACACCAAAGTTGATCTTCGTTTAGATCTCCAGAAATACTTGCTATACTTTCAACAACTGAATTACCTGATCCAAAAGCTCCACCTAATATATGTCTGTGCCAGCTGACAACATTCTCTGATCTTTGATATGTAAGCGCTGCTAGTTGTCCATCTTCTCTAACACACCATAAAATATTATCTGGTTCTTGTTGCCATTCCATTTGAACAATGCCACTATCAGTAACACTATCATTTAGAATGGTAAGGTCAGGCGCAACATAAGAATCTGAATCAAAATTGTAAGCTAGTTCTCTAATTTTTCTTTTTGCTTTTTGTAAAAATAAAATTGCATTACCAGCAGTAACCGCATCAACATTTGCAGATCCATAAGAACTTTGTCTTTTAATTGTAATGTTAGTCGGTGTTATAGAAGCATCTGTTCCATCTGCTGATACAGTATATTCTGCAGCTGTCGTTCCTATAACTAAAGTTCTTTGAGCTTTTAAATATCTAATAACATTAACTTGATTAGCAGCGATAGTGTAAACCATAGCATCGTCTGCATTTGTACCAGTAGTCATGTTTTCGTAATCTCCAGCTTTAGAGAAAAATATTGTTTGTGGTTCTGATATAGTTCCAGCAAAAACTAATCTTTGTTCATAAAAAGATATGCAACTTGGATGTCCAGTCGTATCAGAAAATGCACCTAGATTAAAAGCAGCAGTAGCATTTGTATTTGTAAATGCTGTTGTGATTGTACAAACAACAACTGTAGTATTGGTCCTTGCAGTAATTTTAGCTTTACCACCATTAAAAGATATTATTCTTCCAACATCGGTAGCTAAAAAACCAGCTCCACCATTTATTCCAGTAACCGCAGAAGCTGTGATATTAACATTAGTTCCAGTTGCAGCTTGAGCTGGTGTTAAAGTAGTCGTAGTAGTATTTGTTGCTAAATAAGGTCCATCAGTAAAATCAACTTCAGCTAAGGTCCAAGAAGTATGACCAGTTCTACTAAGCTTCATTACTTCATGATTAGGATGACAGATATACATAACATCAGCGGATTGAGCGAATTTAATATCAAATAACTCTGCAGTTAAATACGGAGTTGATATTTCATAAGGAGATCCACCAGATACGATCTGACCTTTATCTTTAAAAAATCTTATATAATTATTTCCAAATTCTAAAATGTAAGTTTGAGTAGTAGAGAACTCAAAAGGAATTAATCTAGTTTTAGCAGCAGCAGTTTTAACTGAAGCAATATATTGAGTACCAACTCTTCTAGTAGCAGCTCCTTGAGGATGTATTAAAAAATTTTCTAAAGTTTTTGCTGCAGAATTATATTTGTCAAAATCTGTTCGACCAGTAAGTTTATTTCCAAACTCTCCTGAAACAAAAGATGTTAATGCTAAAGTTGTTCGAGCCATTATAACCTTGCGTCAGTAAATTCGTTACTCTCTATAGTTCCTAAACTGTTTTCTGTTGCATCAATAAATCTTGCTTCTCTTAATCTTTCATCAGCTCTAGCCATATAATTATTAGCTAATGTTGCATTGTTTGTAATTGCATAACAAAGATCAGCTGCAAGTTGATGAGAAATACTTTCCTGAAGATAACTATCATATTCATTTGGATCAGTTACTAAGGCTACATAAATTAAATAAACAGTTCCTTCGTCAGTTACTATATTTCTACCTTCTAATTTATAATCGATAGCTGATTGAATACTATCTGTAGTTCCATTATGAACTTTTAAAACTCTTAAACAATCTGAAGGAAGAGCATAAGCATAAGTATATTCTATAACTGGTGCTGTACTGTTTTGAGCAAGTTGAACTCTTTTGTGTAAGCAGTTCCAAGCATGAGATCTAAATACTCTATTTCTAACGCTTTCATATCTTTGATTACATAATCTAGCATTCTTACTATCATCAGTTAATGCTGAAATTGTTGATGCTCCTAATAAGTTAAGAGCTGAATTACACATATCTACTACACT